ATACCTTTGCCGCTTCCAAACCATGTGCCAAAAGTCATGTTGCAAATCGTGTCTTCTGCACCCGGAGTTGGTTTGGACGCTGTAATTGTAATGTTGTTTTCTATTCCTTTTTCTTGGAGTTTTACTGCCACTCCACTTGAATTAGCAAAATAGAAATATCCTGCTTTTCGGTCGATTATTACTTTAACATTATTATTGAAATTTGATTCATTCGACAAAGACCGGATAGTGTATGGATAAGTTTGACCGTCGTTCGCAATCCGTTCTATTAAAATTTCGGAATAGCCCAAATTTTTAAACGGCAAAAAATAATAGATGCCTTCATCGTTACTGGTAAACTGGCATTTGAATTTTGGGGTGAGCATATTCTTGGCTTCGTGTATTACTCCGTTCGGTGTGCCGTTCTTTATGTCAGTAACCGGTATGCCTCGTCTTGATATAGTGGGGATGTATGGTTCTAGGATGCCATAAGTTCCCGGAGCAACACCACAAACAACATAAGTACCATGCATAAACATTATTGCGCCATATTTTGACAACGAATTATTTTCGGTTGAGTTAACTTCAACATATAGAGAGCGAGAACTCCGGTCAATAAACGATGATACCAAATTAGAAAAATATCCGTTTTTATTAGCCGAGGATTGAATCACAAAAAACTCTCTTATATTGTTCCACGGGTCATAATCCACTATGTGTGTTTCAAAAAATATATTGTTGCCACATGGGAATATTTCTATATTATTTACACTTATTTCATGACCCGGTGTCGTATAGTCCTTCGGCTTAAATCTCATATATCTGTCGTGTATTTCATCCTCGCCTGTCCACAAACCCGGGCGTGAACGCAACACACCCTTTTCCCACCACATATTTAAACAATCGGTGAGCTGGTTGTCGTTTATTAAATGCGGTGATTCACTTGTATTTACACCGCCGGACAACTTCGGTACAGTTACGTCATACGAGCGAATACCGCCTAATTTCGGATATTTCATCAGCAGCAACACCCCAATCAATAGCAACAATGCAAACCGTTTCATCAGCACCCACCACGGGGGATAACGTCTTTGACCCTAGCTACAGGCTTGGGAACAGACGAGCGCTTTTGGTTGTATAATTGTGCGAACAAAGTTTGCGAGTTGTAGTTACCGTCACTCTGCGCTATCAGCATTGCAACACCATAAGGCATGACATCTTCAATAGTAATAGGAGAAAGTTTTAATTCCTTAGTCATATTGAAATCGGTGTCAATATCATCCGGGTGCTCAATGCGCTGTAATTCATAGTAAATCTGACGTACTTTAGCAGAACCGCTCTTAAACAGTTCTGCGTCCCTTACAGCGTCAATATCACCTGTATGGTTTGTATATCCTAAAAGCCGGAGCGCTTGCTCCAGCACTTCTTTTCCGGTTTTCATTTACGGCTCACTCCTTTACTTGCGCCGTTTCTTTTCTTCTTTAAATTGCTTAATCCATTTGTCACGTTCTTGTATAAATCTTTCTCTGCTCCAACTATAGTCGTAAGGTATGCCAAGCTCTTTAAACGCTTTAGCTAACTGTGGTTTGGTTTCAGGTACTTGCGATAAGTACCAACCATTAGATAAGATGAGAGGATTATCTTCTTCGACTATTTCCACAGGTTCAACTTTCTTTTCTTCCGGCTTTTCATCATGCATAGGAGTAGAGGGCGGCAGGGAGGGACCGCCCTCGTCCTCGCAGATGATGAAGCCGCGTTCCTGCCATAGCCCAACCTTGTCGGGTGGAACAATGCGTACAACGTTATTTTTCTTCATCATCAGCATTATTTACAACTCCTTAGGTTGCTTGATAAGTGTAGGCATAAATGCCTTTCTTCAATGTGTTGCGGATAAACAGGTCGTAGTAGATGCGATAAGTGAATACCCATGAGTCTGCGTTCTGGTTCTGCGAAGGCTGGAATATGCGAGTCGGTTCAGTTTTCTTTACAAACATGGCCGCCCTACGCGGCAATACGAGCAATCCGACGTTTTCTGCGCCAGAAGCAGGAGCAAATCCACCGGCCGTCTGATTCGATGATTCGCCATCCAAGAGTGTAATTGCAGTTTTCATTCGGTCGGAAGCTACAGGAATAAGGGATATTCCGTTGATAGATTTAACCTGTAAATTGACATCTCCCTGACGGAAGTTACTTACTGTAATCTGACGTGTGAACTCATTAGAGTTATTCAGAGCCGCCCAAAATTCCGTATTCACAAAAGCAACCAGCTCTTCGTCATAGCTAAGGGCATCCTGCGCTTTAAGTACGGCGTTAGTAAAGATTTTGTACGGTTCAGTGGCAAGTGTACCGCTTACCGTTTGGTTGTTGTCCTTTGCGTATTTAGCGAGTTTGGATAAGTTGTAGGCATCAATTTCAGGTACAACTTTTGTGCGGATAAATTCGCCCATTACCTGCCCAGCGAGATTAGCGACACCGGATTCATCAGCATCCTGCGCGTCAAGCTGGAATTTGCGGCCTCTGTCTATGTTTAGTGTATAGGCTGTAGGAGAGACAGTTAGGGCACCCTGAACATATCCCGTGTCGCGGTCATAGTCGCCCAAACCATTCATATTGATTTCGGGAATAAGTACAGTCTTAGCACCAACAAACTTTGCTCCCATAGCGTTGTCTGCAAGGAAGCCTGTAACTGCTTTCTGCACAACCGCTTTATCAAGTGCAGACGTCATTTTCTCTGCAAGTTCAATTGTATTGATTGCCATTTAAATTCCTCCTAAATTAATGATTGATAAAATGCTTTTTCAAAATCTGTTCCAGCGGTGCTGGGATTTTCAACTGTGTCGGCAAGCGAGCCTACACTAGACTTTGCCGCCTCTGACTGTTTGCGCGCGGCAGCTTCACGCTTCTTGCTTTCCTCATGCTCAAACCGTAAATAGGCATCAAGCAGGGATATGTTTCTTTTCTGTGCCAGATTAAGCACAGCTTTGGGAACGTCTTTAAACTCGGCAAATTTACCATCGGTAGCGTTTTTGAGTTCGATAAACTCGTTTGCCAATCGTTCCCGTTCAGCCTGCCGTTCAGCCTCAAGCTCTTTTTCCTCTCGCTCTTTTTCCTGCTGCAAGAGTTCCTGATACTTGCGCTGACGTTCGGCTTTTTTAGCTTCATGCAGTTCTTTTGCGATTTCTTCATTACCACCGGCTTTTTCAAGTATTTGCTCATACACAGTACGCTCATTGGTTTCCAGCAGCTTGTCCACCAAATCAGGAATAGACAATCCGCTGGTTGTGGCAATGAATTTGAGCTTTTCGTATGTAGGCTTAAAACTCTCATACTTCAAGCCCATTTCAACATACGGTGTCGCTTCCTCGATAGAGTATTCACGCACCTGTTTGTTGAATTTGACACGCACTACTGGCGGTTCGGGTTCGCTCTCTGGATCGGCTTCCGGATTAGCCTGAACCGATGCTTCACCGTCCGCACCTGTGCTGTCTGCCTGCGCTTCTCCGTCTGCTTCGGTTTCCGTTGAGGGTGTGGCTTCCTCTGCAACTTCTTCCTTAGCTCCGGTTTCAGCTTCGGCGGGTTCAATATCTGTCGTCTCCGCATTGACCTCTGGCTGGGTTTCCTGCATCAACAATTCTTCTGACATTTAAAAACTCCTCCTTGCGCTATGGCTGGCGCATTTTTATTTCAACCCTTTTGGGATTGATTTAACAATTTTATTGCTTCATCTTTAGGGTCCGGCATCGGGTCGCCCCAGTAATTAAAGAAATTCTGCATTTCCAGTTGTCTTATTAATGCCTGCCGTTTTTCTTCTTCGGTTGGTTCTCTGATAGGCTTATTTTCCTCTGTGCGCCTGTTCTGGGCGGTTTTATTGCTTTTTAATATACTTTCACGTCCGAAATATAAACCCGTCCAAAAAGCCGACAGAGCCATTATAATGGAAAGCAAAATTATGATTGCTGATAGCAGTGCATAAATCAAATTATCCCCATCCCCCTTTAAAGTCTGTTGCTCTGATTTCGCCTGCGCCGGAATATAGGCTTAGCTTTGCAAGTTTTTTGTATCTTCTTTCGAAATCTTCTTTCTTTTCCGGTCTAAAGAAGATGGTATCTTCCATCGCATAGCGCATAGCATCCATCAGGTGATTGTTTTTATCTACAGGTTTGTTTATAACTTCGCCATCTTTGGTCTTGTCCCACACATAAGAGGAAAGCTCTGCAATGGTATTAACACAATCCGGATGAACATAGATTTTGTATTCCTGGATTTTGGCTATGCCGTTACGAACGCTGTCTTTGCCTTTTCGTGCAGCGGTCAATCTCGTTATGCCTAACCGCCTTAAATCGTCATTGGTTTTAGGTTCTGCACAATCAGCGATTATTCGCTCTTTTGCAAAACCTTTGGATTTAATCATCCTAGCGATATCTTCGTTCAGCATCCGGGTTTCGTAGTGTTCGTCATATATGTAAATTTCCTTGTCAACCACATTTACCGCCATAGCGATAAATGCGGTAGGGTCATTGGTGTAACCGTAGTCCAATCCGAATACGTGTTTAAACTTCCAACTTTCATCACCGCCAATATTGTCTTTGTCAAAGCTTTTGATTTCCCACCTCTCATAGACAAGGCCCTCCGATACACCCCAGTTTCCCAATCCGGCAACATCGTATAAGCGGGGATTTTCTTCTTTCATGCGTTCAAACTTTTCAATATCGCTCGGGTCGAGAAACTCGTTGCAAAGGTAGTTTGTAGTTATTGCTAAGGTATCTTCTCTGGGGGTATCAAAAAACCTTTTTTTAAGCCAATGCTTTTCGCTCCACGGGTTAAATGTGATGGTGGTTTGGTGAAATAAGTTGGGCGGTATCTGTCCTCTAGGTACGGTTAAGTCTAATTTGTCAAAGTCGGCTTCGGATGTTATTTCAAACGCTTCCTCAACCCATACCCAACACAAATACCCATAGTCAACAGTGGTTGAAGCTAACTTCTGCCAGTCGTCAAAACCTTTGAATATAATTCTTTGCCCTGTTGGCAGGTATCTCAATTCAAGCGGACTGGTAACAGCTTTCCATTTATCACCGACACCCAACTGTCGTATAGCCCATTTGAGCACGGCGAATGTTGAGTTCCTGTGTGTGTCGTAAACAGAACGTACAACGAGCAGGTTTGCTTCCGGGTGTTTCATCAGATTAACTATAAACCACAGGGCGGCGGTACAGGATTTCTTGGAGGCTTTGCCGCCCTTGACAACCCTGTACCTGTGCTTGCTATACCAAAAAGCGCCATAACCGCTGCCAACTTTTTCTCTTAAGTCAACTTTGAGAACGCTCAATTACACCACCTCGGACGGCTGATAGGCTTGCACAGCATTACGGAGTATCGCTTGTTGCTGTTCAGGTGTCAGCGAGTAGAATAACGCTTGCAGTTCAGGAGGTTGAGCGCCGACTATATCATCAGCGGTAAACTGTTCAACCTGCTGTTGCGGAGTAGGTTCACCTGTTGACGCTTGTGCTTGTGCCTGCGCTTCGGCTTGCATACGCGATTTGATTTCGTCTATAAGTTTGTCAAGGTTAGGAATAATGCCTTTGGGCAGCCTCGAGAGATACTGCACAGGGTCAATAACTCCTCTGTCAAGCAAGTTTCCAAGTGTGATAATTGACTGGCTTTCGCTCCACAATGTGGATGCGCCAACGTCAATCTTGGTGGATATAATCAAGTCTTTGTACCTGTCGCCGTTAAACGGCATATACCAGGTGCCGCTATCATCCTGTACTTTCAACATGCGCTTGCCGTACTTCATAATCCAAAATTCAGCCCATATACGGGCAATATCTTCAACAAAACTATAAAAACGGTTACGCAATTGTTGCAATGGCATTCGTGCAGCTTCTTGCAACACTATTATTGCCGATGTGTTTTCCGGGCGCATTTCTCCCAGAGCTGCATTATTCGCCCCGGATAATGTCATCGTGTTATCGGTCAATGATTTAATGTTTAATAAAAAGTCAGGAGAGAAGTTTGGCGGGTTTACATAGCGGATTGAGGTTTGCACATCTTCCATACCGCCGTTAACTTCGATAATCTGTCCGGGGTCATTTGTGATAGGTTGCGTTATAACATCTCTGTTAACAACAACCATCGGCATACCCATCATCATTACAGCCCAGACAGAAGCAGTTGACATTCGATTAATAGCAATCTGGTTTGGTATGATATATGTTATCTCGCTTTCGCCGTAAGCACAGTTCCTGCGCCTTTCCCAAGTGAATTTGGCAAAGGGATATACTCTTATGCCTAAATCCCATTCAGGGCGTATAACGACGTTCTTGCACACCTTTACAGCTTTAATGGTGTAGTCTGTACCGTCATCATCCCATTCTTTCCAGAATTTTGTTATAACGGTAGTTTTGCGGCTTTCCGGCGGTTCTTTCTCGGACATTTGCCCGGCTTCATAACCGGTTTCCGTATCATCCGTTATTTGCTCAATCTCATAAGCGGGACGGAGGTTGCGCCTTGCTTCACGTTTCAGCTCGTCAATGGACTTGCGCTGTGCAACCAATATATAGGGTTGGTCTTGTATGCTGTCGCAGTTCGGGTCTCCGAAATACACATTCTCAACATCAAGCACTTCAACAGCTATGTCACCCTTAATAGGCTGTGTCCTGCTTTGGTCGGCATATAGCCCGGTTCTAATCCGCTCATCCCAATAGGTGTAGACAATGCCGGTACCGGATATGTAGGCATTGCGCAAAGCCTGTTCTTTGATATCCTCAAACTTTACGCGCTCGGCAGTTACTCTGAAGTAATCGGATAGGGCAGACATAACAAGTGTTGCTTCTTCGTCCGTCGGTAATTTTTCTTCAAACATCTCGTTCACACGAGCTAATGCGTTTTCGGCGCCTTCCGCTAATCCCTCTCTAATTATCTTGATTCTCTCTTTGAGAGAGAGGGTATTAGGTATACCGTCGATTGAATAATTGACAGCAACAGGCTCAGCACCGACAACGGCCATTTTGTACTCGCCTATACGTTTAATGACATTGTGGCGGATAAGCGGGCGGTCATTGCCGCAGTTTACGCCATACCACTGGTCGCCGACAAAGTATCGCTCGTTCATTTTGGATTGCTCATACAATCCGCGAGTGCCCAAAGCGGATTTAAACCTTATGCCTGTCTGGTATTGCTCGAATATGCTAGACGGGCTGTTTTTATTTTCCATCACTTAGCCTCCTTAGCCCATTTTGTGTTCTTAAACAAATTCAACAAGGTGGCATTGGCTTTGTTTCCTCTATGGCACACGTACGGGTTAACTATGTAGTATATATCGTTTTGCACATAGCACCTAGCCAGCACGCCTTTGTCCAACAGTCCGGCAATTGTCCTGTATACAACCGTCTTGCTCATGCTGCTTGCAGCAAGCTTGACAACATCAGCCTTGCCCATTAGCTTTCCGCCGGGCAGTTTCAATATTCCGCTGTTTGCGCCTATGTATGGAATCAGAAATGTCAACAGCCATATTTCGTTCGGATTAAGTTCAGTACAAAGCTTTTCAGCAATATCAGGAAACTGTTTTACAAACTGCCTGCCTGCATTAATTCGTACTGACTCGTCTTTCAGTTTTTGGAAATTCTCGATGCTTTCCTTGCGTATAACTCTAACCTTGTCTTCCGGGCGTATAACTGTTACAACACTTCCGGTATCTGAATCAACGAGATAGCTTTCAGAAACATTATTGATATATCTTTCAGCATTGGCGTATTGCACAAAATCACCCTCGCTTTAGTTAACTAAATTTTTCCCGCTAGAGGGAAAAATCGCACTATTTTTTCCCGCTAGAGGGAAAACCCTAAACAAGCCTCATCCATTGATACAACTAGCTTTGAGGGCATTTTTTTGAGGTTAACCCCCTCTATCTCTAAATGACATTTCCGATGACAAAGTGCACAAATAGCAAAATAGCAAAATTAACAATACTGGAGCTTGCGGCACGACTTGAACGTGCATCTCCCCGCTATACGCTGCTATGGCGCAAAACAACCGACATTGTCGGCGCAGGAGCACTTCCCTTATGCTACGCAAGCGAAGTTTCAATTTTCACGGCAAAGATTGTAAGTATAGTTGCAATTATTGCTAGTAAAACTTGATTAAGTAATGCCGCGGGTGAGGATTTGCACCTCACATGGCTTAACCGCTGCACAAATTTTAACGGCTATATTGCCTCTCTAATAGCCCCGCTAATCGCCTTGTGCTACTTTCGCGGGTTTGATAAGCGTCTACCTATTCCGCCACCGCGGCAATTTAGCGAAGTAAAGCGCCGTTTTTGTGAGAAAAAATATTTGGTGGGGTGTATACCTCACCCTCCCCCGGGGGTCTGGGGTGGTATGGGTATGGGTGGTCCACTCGGCACCGCTATTGTCAACCGCTATTGTCAACGATGGGTATACCACCCCAGCTTGGGCAATGGGCTTGATGGCTTGATGGGTTGTAATAAAAACAGTTGTTTAATGTTACATAGATTGACACTGTCAAAACTATGCAACAGCTTAAAAAATCATGGGTAATTGTGTAACATAATTGCAATAGGGATTAATGCTACATTAGATTAATCCGGGATATCATCCTCACCGACAAAAACGACGGTATTAGCTAATATTGCTGGTG